CGGCTTGTGTACACATTGCACTACAGATGTATAAGGACAACTGGCGTCCTGATTACATTGTAGGTATTACACGAGGCGGCAACATTCCTGCTACCATTCTTAGCAACATGCTGGACGTTCGTTGTGAAGCACTAAAGGTTAGTTTGCGTGATGACAGTATGGGGCCAGAAAGCAATCTTTGGATGAGCGAAGATGCATTTGGTTATAACTATCCAGAAGAAACTGGAGTAACTGGTGCTCGTTGGGATACTAAATTGCGCAAGAACATCCTTATTGTAGACGACATCAACGATACAGGTGCTACATTTAACTGGATTAAACAAGATTGGATGAGCAGTTGTTTTCCACATGAAGATAATGCATGGGACGCTGTGTGGAATGGCGAAGCAGCAAATGTTCGTTTTGCTACTATTACAGAAAACTTGAGTAGCGAGTTTGGTGGTGTACGTTACAGTGTACATGAAGTTAACAAAGCAGAAGAAAGTGTTTGGCTTGTATATCCTTGGGAGAACGTAGGTGGAATTTAAAGATACTCCTTGGACAGATGTATTAATTGATACCCGAGATTATACTGTATTTAAAGACGGATATCCAGTTACAGAAGGACATGTTCTTTTCGTTCCTAAAGTAGAAGATTGGGATCATCTTGCTAAATGCTACAAAGCTGCATACGGATGGGGTTATGAATGGGTACAAAAAGGCTATTGTGATGCTTTTAACATCGGACAGAATATAGGAACAGAAGCAGGACAAACAGTTATGTATCCGCATGTACACCTTATTCCAAGACGCAAAGGTGATATGGATGATCCGCGTGGCGGAGTAAGACATGTAATTCCAGAAAAAGGAAATTACAAAAAGGATAATCTAAATACAGAAGAAATTGTAGGCGATGTTGTCTACGGTGATGGTTGTTAGAAAGGACATACAATGAGAGAAGAAATGATTAACGCACTAAAAAATCATGCGGTTGCACATATTGAAAAACATCGCATGAATGTTGAGGTTTACCTAAATAACCCTGTTGGAGTAGGTGAACATTCAGATATTATGGATACTATTGAAAAAGAATTAAATGCGATTGCAGAGTACCATGATCAGTTAGAAGTACTTAATACTTATTTTAAATCATAATGAGCAGAACACTCTTTATCGGCGACAGTCATACTACAGGTTATTATCAGTCCGATGCTGGATTAGAGTGGTGGACTGATGCTAACTATGCAGAGATTTGGGCCAAGGAAAATGACAAAGAAGTAGTCATTTATGCACAGCCTGGTGCATGTAATAAAAAATATCCTATCTGGTTACGTGCAATGTTTGACTACTATAAAGACATTGACGAAGTTTTTATTCAAAGCACTTACTGGAATCGTTATCTTCTTGCATGCAGTCGCAAGCTTGATGTTGGTGACGGAATGAAAGCAAATCATTTTAGTTGCGGTCCTAACACGCCTCCGGCAACAAATGATAAAAATATTCATCGTTGGACTGATGAAAGAGTTTCGGAAGATTATGTAGAACTAGTTGAACAGTGTCGAACTGAGTTGTTTGAACAATTTAAAGGGTTCGAATATAATGAATTAGGCACAACAGCCGAATGGGGGCCGTTTCACGAAAAGTATCCATATACAAAGTTGTGGCATGAAAGTGCAACACACTTACAGTATAGAGAGTATTGTACAGACATTTATGCCATTGATAACATGTGTAATGACTACGGTGTTGACTGGTATTTGTGGAGCATGAATGATAGAGTTTATATGCCGGATCATTTAGAGTTCTTTGGTCCTTTAAAACGTTGTCATCCTGTAGATATCAGTGCCCAGGCATGGTTAATAGAAAATGAAAATATTGATATTGAAACAGAAACTACAGACGGCGAACACTATCCTAAATCAACACACGAACTAATTGCAAAAAAATTCATACCTTTTGTAAAAAATTGTTGACAAAAACCTAAATATATGGTATACTTAATAATATGAGTGTACCATTTTTTATGACATCCTCGTCTTTAACTCGGAGAACTAAATGAAGAAATACGAAGAAATTATTGAACGCTGTAAGAACGCAGACAAGCGTTACTGGGCTGGCGACAACATTGCTCGCTTGCTACAGAGCGGAGACAAAGAAAAACTGATTGACGAAGCTACAGAAGCATTTGAAACTGTACTAGACACACTAATCATTGATAGATATACTGATCCTAATTCGCAAGGTACAGCACGTCGACTGGCTAAGATGTACTTTAATGAGATTATGGCAGGACGTTATGACTATCGTCCAGATGCAACTGCATTTCCTAATGACTCAGAAGATCGCTATGAAGGTATGCTTGTGGTACGTTCAGAACTAAAGAGTATGTGTAGTCACCATCATCAGCCAGTAAGCGGTGTTGCATACATTGGTATTATTGCCGCAGATAAACTTATTGGACTAAGCAAGTACACACGTATTGCACAGTGGTGCGCTCGACGCGGTACACTGCAAGAAGAACTTGCAAATGATATTGCACGTGAAATTGCATACTCGACTGGTGCAACTAACTTAGGTGTGTACATTCAAGCAACACATGGTTGCTGTGAGAATCGTGGCATTATGGCACATAGTAGTCTTACACAGACAACTGTGCTAAAGGGTTCATTCAAAGACGATCCTGCTACAAAGAAAGAGTTCTTTGATAACATTAAACTACAACAGGAGTTTGCACCACGATGAATGATTTAGATATTGTTGCTGTTTATATGGCAAAAGGTTTAATTGTTTGTGCTCTAGCACTAGGAGTACTAGGTTTTGTACAGGACTTTTTATTATGATTTGGGCGGTATTTTTAGCATTGTTTGCCGCAGACAATGCAGAATTTTTTGAGATGGTAGAAGAGCGCCAAGCACTTGGGCATAGTTGGCACTATGTAGGACGCACTGAAGTAAACGATAATTATATTGCTTTGCCAGCTGTAGAAGAACGCACAGGTAAAAAAGTGTTCTATTGGGAGATCAAAGATGAAACTACGCTATAGTGAAGCATTTTACAGTGTGCAAGGTGAAGGCAAGTTTGTAGGAGTACCCAGTGTATTCCTACGCACATTTGGTTGTAACTTTCGTTGTATGAACTTTGGTGTTGACAAGAGTGTTGGTAGTCGTTGGGAGCAACATGAAAAAGGTCAACGCTACAATGCAGAAGTAGCAGACTTGATTGCTAAAGATGTACACAAGACAACTGAAAAGTTTGAGGACTTGCCTATCATCCACACAGGTTGTGATACATATGCAAGCATCTATCCTGAGTTTAAAGACTTTAACAAACTAGCAACTATTGACGAAGTAGTTGATCATTTGCTTAGTTTGCTACCAGAAGGCAAGTGGACTATGGATAATGGGCAAGATGTTCACCTTATCCTAACTGGCGGCGAGCCTTTGCTTGCATGGCAACGACTGTATGTCGAATTGTTCGAACATCCTAAGATGAAGGATTTAAAAAATGTCACCATTGAAACAAATACAACACAAACTCTACATAGCGATTTTGCTGAATACCTCAGCACTCAAGGACGCTTCACAGTCACATTTAGTTGCAGTCCGAAGCTATCCGTTTCGGGAGAATCTTGGGAAGATGCTATTAAGCCTGAAGTTGCTCGCGAATACGCTGATGTATCTGGTAGTGACATTTACTTTAAGTTTGTGGTTGCTGATCAGTCCGATGTTGACGAAGTTACTAGAGCTGTTCAGTTATACAGGGATTCCGGGGTGGAATGTCCAGTATACCTTATGCCGCTGGGTGGACGCAGTGAAGAATATACCCTCAACGTTCAAGAAGTCGCGGACCTCTGTATGCAACGAGGATGGCGATTCAGCCCCCGACTCCACATATCGCTATTCGGGAATGCCTGGGGGACTTAGTGAAGAAGACTATGAACTTCTACAAGGCAAGAAAATTACCGAAGAACAATACGACAAGATAAGGAAACAGTTATAATGGGTTGGTGGAACAAACTCGTAAGAAACAAAAAAGCACAGGAGCAAGTCGAAGAGCCTGTAGTTGAAAAGACCGCAGAAGAACTGCGTCGCGAAGCACTAGAAACAGAAAAACAATCTGCAACTGCAAATAACGAGCCGTGGGTTGCTGTACTAGACACACAGATTAATCCAGAAAATATTCGCAACGGTTTCTTTGAGCTTGATTGGAACAACGAATTTATCGAACAATTGCTTGACGCTGGATATAAAGGCGAGTCGCAGGAAGAAATTGTTGATGCTTGGTTTAGAACTATTGTTATGCAAATGCTAGACGAAGAAGGACTTGACAATTCTAGAGAAATGGGTTATATTAGTACAAACAACATTGGAAAAGGCAAGTCAGAAGTATCATGAGCACATATATTTTAGTAGACACAGCAAACACTTTCTTTAGAGCACGACACGCAGTACGTGGCGATCTTGATACAAAGCTAGGTATGGCATTACACGTTACGCTTAATAGTGTTAAGAAGGCTTGGGAAGACTTTGACGCTGATCATGTTGTGTTCTGCTTGGAAGGACGTAGCTGGCGTAAGGACTATTACGAGCCTTACAAGCGCAATAGACAAGAGACACGCGATGCAATGACTCCTACACAGCAAGAAGAAGACACGCTGTTTTGGGAAATCTTTGACGAGTTTAAAGACTTTATTGGTGAAAAGACTAACTGTACAATGATGCGTCATCCGCAACTAGAAGCAGATGATTTGATTGCAGGCTGGGTGCAATCGCATCCTAACGACAATCATGTTATTATTAGCACAGACGGTGACTTTGCACAGCTAATTGCTCCTAATGTAAAACAGTACAACGGCGTTAGCAACACTACAATTACACACGAAGGTTACTTTGATGACAAGGGTAAGCCTGTTTTAGACAAGAAAACTAAAGAAGTAAAGCCTGCGCCCGATCCTGCGTTTATGTTGTTTGAAAAATGTATGCGTGGCGATACAAGTGATAATGTATTCAGTGCATATCCTGGTGTGCGTAAGAAAGGCACTAAGAACAAAGTTGGACTGATCGAAGCGTTCGAAGACAAAGGCACAAAAGGTTACAATTGGAACAACATGATGCTACAGCGTTGGACAGATCATAACGGCGACGAGCATCGTGTACTAGACGACTATAATCGAAATGTAGTGCTGTGTGATTTAACAGCACAACCTCCTGAGATTAGAGAGATAATTAATAACACTATTGCAGAAGTAGAACCTAAGGACGTTACGCAAGTTGGTATGCGACTTATGAAGTTCTGCGCAAAGTGGGATATGCAACGTATTGCAGACAATGCACAACATTACAGCAAAGCACTATCAGCGAGGTACCCTAAATGACAGTAAAAGCTAAAGAAGTATTAAATGGTAAATTTTGGATTGTAGAAGACAACGGTGTACGTGTAGGTACTTTGTGCTATAACGAAGATCAAAAGTATATGTATACATGCGATACAGGTACAGCGTTTTTTGATAATGAACGTCAACTTAAAAACAGTCTCGGTAACATTGTGTGGGGCGGCGTAGAAGCAACCCTTAAAGACGAGCGCAAAGAAGTACACGGCTTTCCAGCAAGTGTATCGCCGCAAAATACAATGTACGATGTAAAACGTAAACTACCATTGTTTACTAAAAGTGCAAAATCAAAGAGTGTATACTGTGCAGGTTACTATATTGTTCGATTTGAAAAAGGCTGGGTACGTAGTTTTTGTCCTAAACTAGACACATGTGAAAAATACGAGTTTAAAGGTCCCTTTAAAACAGAACTAGAAATGCGCACGGAGTTGTCAAATGCAAACAAACGAACCGCTTAATACTTTTCCTATCCAAACTTTTATCCAACAAGTAAAGGCAGCAGAAAACGGAAAGCAAAAAGAAATCCGTATGGATATGAATACAGCAAAAAATCTTGCATTTACTATGGGAATTGTAATGGCTAGACTGCAAGGTGATCTTGAAAAGTTTGTAAAAGAAAATGCTAGTACAGGCTCTAATGAAGCTGTAGATGTTACAATGGACGGTGGTTCTAACTGGGGTTAACTGAGTAGATAACCCTAAAAAGAGATAAATATATGCGTACATAACTAGGAGTATGCATATATGAGTAGACCCAAACCTACGGTCATATTAGAGCATGTAAACAAAAAGAGTTATAAAGCAGAACAGATTCTTGAGGCGGAAGCAATCTGGGCAGTGTTTTATAAGGGGCAGCCTTTTAATCTAAAGTCTCTAAACATAATTACCAACTACCCAGGACCCAAATATAAGAAAGTAAGTTTCTCTAATCCTGGGCATGCACACAATCTTGCAAACAAACTGAACGAACTGTTTAACTGCGAGGATTTCGAAGTGTATAAACTTACTACAGGCGAAGTAGTACACGAAGAATGATTAGCAAAGAGGCATATACTAAAATATTTTTAAAGCAGTCTGGAAGGGCTATATCAGATGCTAATGTCAAAGAGTATATGCCTTTATGGTGGCAAAACACACGAGAAAAAGCCACAGGCGGTCTTAGGCTAACAGAACGCGGATTTGAGTTCATAGAAGAAGAACTTAATCTCTCTGTGTACGAAGTGCCTTATCCCAAAGACATGCCTATGACTACACAAATTATTATCTTTTTGGATCAATTTATCGACTGTCCGTACTTCCTTACCAACCACGGTATATGGGTAACAAACGAAAAGAAAGCACTCGAACTGCATCTATTCAGCGGTGACCTGCGCAAGTACGGTTTAACCAAAGCAATGAAAAGACAAGAAAAAGATTAAAAAGCGGTTGACATTTCCTACAGTGATGCTATTATATATACATAGTTAGAAATAAGCACTGATCCAACTAAGAGGAATATACTATGGATACTGCACGTACTGTAAGCCCAAACGCCGCGAAAGCTAGCATCAAACACGCTATTGCAAAAAAGCGTCCTATCTTTCTTTGGGGTCCTCCGGGTATTGGCAAAAGTGACATTGTTCACCAGATTGCCGAAACTATCAACGCACACGTCATTGACATTCGCTTGTCACTTTGGGAACCTACAGACATCAAAGGTATTCCTTACTTTGACAGCAACTCAGGCACTATGGTGTGGGGTGCGCCAAGCGAATTGCCTAACGACGAAATGGCAGCAAAACATGAGAACATTGTATTGTTCTTAGACGAAATGAACTCAGCGGCTCCTGCTGTACAAGCGGCAGCATATCAGCTGATTCTTAACCGTAAGGTAGGACAGTATAATTTGCCCGACAATGTAATGATTGTTGCGGCAGGTAACCGCGAAGCAGACAAAGGTGTTACATATCGCATGCCTGCTCCGTTGGCTAACCGCTTTATCCACTTGGAAATGGCAGTTAGTTTCGATGACTGGTTCCAGTGGGCTGTTAACAACAATATTCACAAGGACGTGGTAGGCTTCCTTACTTTTAGTAAGAAAGACTTGTATGACTTTGATCCTAAGAGCCCAAGTCGTTCTTTTGCAACGCCTCGTTCGTGGTCGTTTGTATCAGAATTAATTGAGGACGAATTAGACGATAATACTACTACCGATCTTGTGTCAGGTTCAGTTGGTGAAGGTTTGGCTGTTAAGTTTATGGCACACCGTAAAGTAGCGGCGAGTATGCCTAACCCTACTGATATTTTAGCAGGCAAAGTAAAAGAGATGAAGGCTAAGGAGATCAGTGCTATGTATTCCTTGACTGTCTCACTCTGCTACGAGCTTAAAGAAGCCTGCGATAGTGGCGACAAGAAGTTTGACGACAAAGTCAACAACTTCCTGCGCTTTGCAATGGACAATTTTGATACTGAGCTAGTTGTTATGGGCATTAAGCTTGCACTTACTCAGTATGCATTGCCCATTGATCCGGACGAAGTGGAATGCTTTGATGAGTTCCACGAGCGTTACGGCAAATACATTAAGGCAGCACAGTCTGCATAATGTTCCAAAAGTGGGCTCTTATGGGCCCACTTTTTCTTTTCTCGGTTGACAAACCCTGTAAATAATGTTATAGTTATACTATAGAAACTAGCAATAAAGGTGCAACATGGCAGCTAAAGATACCGCAAGTAAACTTAAAAACTGGCAACCTGATCCTAACATTACAGAAGAACAGCTAGAAGAAATGCGTGTCGAGGTACTCGATCGCATTATTGTTGCGCGAGTAGGCTTGCTACTGCGCCATCCTTTCTTTGGTAATATGGCTACACGACTACGCATTTTGGCAGCTGATGATTGGTTGCCTACTGCCGCTGTAGACGGACGCAACTTATATTTTAACACTCAGTTTTTTAATGCTATGTCTAACAAAGAGATCGAGTTTGTTGTTGCACACGAAATCCTGCACATGGTGTTTGATCACTTGGGTCGACGTGAAGAGCGTAACCCTATGCTGTATAACATTGCCGCCGACTACATTGTAAACAACTTGCTAGTGCGAGATCGTATTGGCGAAACTCCTAAGATTGTAGACTGCTTTCAAGACTTTAAATATGAAGGTTGGACTTCAGAAGAAGTATACGAAGAACTATTTAAAGAGGCTGAAAAGAACGGTGAAGAGTTCTTAAAGCAACTTGGCGAAATGCTTGACGAGCACCTCGACAATGAAGGCGAAGATGGTGAAGGCGAAGGTGGTGAAGAAGGCAAGGACGGAAAAGGCAACAGTGTAAGCAAGCGTCCTGCAAAGTACTCCAAAGAGGAAATGAAAAAGGTCAAAGACGAAGTTAAGGAAGCTATGCTTAACGCCGCTCAGGCAGCGGGTGCAGGTAATGTTCCTGCAGGTGTCCAGCGTATGATCAAAGAGCTTACTGAGCCTAAGATGAACTGGCGTGAATTGTTGCGTCAGCAAATTCAAAGCACTATTAAAAGCGACTATACGTTTAGTCGCCCTAGCCGCAAAGGACAAATGAGCGGTGCTATTTTGCCTGGCATGAACTTTGCAGAAACTATTGATATTTGCATTGCATTGGACATGTCAGGTAGTATCGGTAACAAGCAAGCCGCAGACTTCCTAGGCGAAGTAAAAGGCATTATGGACGAGTACAAAGACTACAAGATTAAAATCTGGTGCTTTGATACCGACGTCTACGGTGAAGATGACTTTACAGCAGACGATGCCCGCGACATTACAGAGTACGAAATTGTAGGCGGTGGCGGTACTGACTTTATGGCGAACTGGAAGTATATGCGTGAGAACGATATTCAGCCTAAGAAGTTCCTTATGTTTACTGATGGGTATGCTTGGGATAGTTGGGGCGAAGACGATTACTGTGATACGGTGTTTGTTATTCACAGCCACCATGACAAGAACCTGCAGGCACCGTTTGGCATTACTGCACACTACGACGAGTCAGAGGCAGCTTAATGCTTGAAAAGAGAGGCGTAATCAATCCAAAGAATTTCTTCGAACTTCGAAAGTTGGAGTTCGAAGCGCCTCATCTCTCTTACATGGATATTCCTGTAAGTTATAACTTAGAGCAAGCACTTGCTAAATGGATTGATTATAATTTAAAAAACAGATACTACATCGGTAAATCTGTTGCCATTGATTCTAATAACAGACTGGACACACATGTTAGGGTAGGATTTGAAGATCCAAAAGAACTATCATATTTCGCTTTGGCGTGTCCACATTTAAAATACAAATAAGTATATAAGACAACTAACGGAGGATATAATGTCTGAACAAGCTCAAGAAGCACAAGGTGTAGAATTAACAGTACAAGATCTTGCTGTAATTCGCTCTATTATTGATACAGCTAGCACACGCGGTGCATTTAAAGCAAACGAACTAGAAGTAGTAGGCAAGACCTTCAACAAACTAGATGCATTTTTAAACGGTATTCAACAGGCTAATGAAGCCGAAGGAGAAAAGAAAGATGGCTAATTTAAAGCACGTAGGTAGACTGACTAGCAACAGACGTAAGATTGCTGTTGCTTATCGTGTACTACCAAATGATCCAGAGCATTGTCTTATTGTAGACACTGCTAGCCTAACAGCACAAGATCACGACAGTCTTATTAAATTGATCGAAAGTGATGTTGCACAGTCTTCAAAAGACCTAGCGGATGCTATGGCACGTTCGCGTCTTGCAGACGGTAGTATTATGTTAAGTGCATTCCACAAACGTGGAAAACTACAAAGAGTAAGAACGGACGCCGTTGAACTTACACCTAATACTACAACTGCTGTAAAGCTTTCTGAAATTAATCAGATTGTTGCAGAACAGCAAGGTATTACTGTAGCAGATCTTGCTCCTAAAGAAGACAATTCTACTCAAGTACAAACAGTAGCAACTGCACAAGAAGTTCCTAGTTCAGATGTACTTGCAGAATCACAGGCAGCACGTATCGACACAACTGGCGAACAGACAACTGTAGCACCTGCAGACGGTGTACTTACAGATGACGTTTTGGCAGCTCAGTATCGTTCACAAGCTGATGCAATGTTTAAAGAAGCAAAGAGACTGCGCGAGCAAGCCGAAGAACTAGTACCTGCAAAAAAGAAAACCAAAGCAAAAGCATAACCGAGCGTTATGCTTTTGGCTAAACAATAATAAGAGCAAAAGAACATTTTCATGGCAGGAACAAAACTACCTCCTGAGATTATTAAACATTGGCCAGAAGTTTTTAAAGACATTGAGGTAGAAATGGTTCCTATGGAATACATTTCTGCTATAGAAGTAGAGTTTTTAAATGGCGATGTATGGATTATAGATTGCAAAGGAAACGAAGCAGCCAACGATATTGACGTTGCAGAGTCTCTCGAAGAACTTTTAATTGAATACGAAGAAACAATCGACAACGTTGACCTACGTATTGACAGTGCAAAGGTCAAACGAGATATTCAAAAGACTACTAAAGCATTCTTAAAGAATCCAAAAAGATTTAGGAAGCGTAACGGTGGGTCCTGAAGGAAGTCGGTTACAAGTATCTGAAAGCGGACAAGACTTTTTTGTTTTAAATGAACTCTATTACAAACAAAATGGTTTTTTTGTTGACTTAGGTGCTAGTGATGGCATAACTGGTAGTAATACATTTATATTAGAAAAGTTCTATAAATGGAATGGTATATGCGTAGATCCAAATCCTAGTACACTAAAAAGTTTATGCGGATCAAGAGACGCAATCATATGCGACTTATGCGTACACTCCGAAACTGGTAAAATACTACCTTTCCAATACTTAGAAAATCAAAGCTTATTCTATGGCTGGAACTTTCGAAGCGGCATTAAGGGTGTTATTGAAGACCCGGGCGAAGACTTTTCAGAAATCAACGTACTAACTATAAGTCTTAATGACCTATTAGAATTATATCGAGCGCCTCAAGTAATAGACTATATTAGTTTAGATATCGAAGGAAACGAGTATAATGTATTGCAAAACTTCGATTTTAAAAAATATCATATAAATTGTTTAACTGTAGAGCATGACTATGGTGAGCAAAGAGAAAAAATTAAATCCTTGTTAACCAATCAAGGATTCATACATTATACCGAAACATCGTGTGATAACGAGGACTGGTTTGTAAATAAGAATATTGTGTTTAATCCGTAAAAGGCATAAATACAATAGCAATTAAGATTCAGGAGTTTATGTAAATGGCGCTACGACTAAGAAGAGGCACTGACGCAGAACGTCTTATTATGACGCCGCCCGAAGCGGGCGAGCTTATCTACACTACCGATACTAAAGCAGTATGGGTCGGCGACGGAACAACAGTAGGCGGGTTACCGGTTAGTGGTGCTGCATTAAACATTGACGATTTAGGTAACGTTGTTGTTGTAGCTCCCAATCCCGGCGATGTAATACAATACGACGGTACACAATGGATTAATGCTCCTTCACCAGATAAGACAGGCAATGTATA